CCCGCTCGATAGCCGCCATTACGGCACGGTCCATGTCACCACCACCGCCACTCATGAGGCTATCAGCGTCTCCGTCTGGATCATCAAAGCCTCCCAGGTCAATATCACCATCACCATCAGGATCAATCACCTTCATAGCCGCTGCACAGCCATCACAGCCACAATTCTGCATCTGGCTTACGGCGGCGTGCATAGTGTGCCCGATGCTCTTGTGCATAGCGTCTCGCGTATCCGATGACACGCGAGCGCCAGCACGAGATAGGGGAGAAGCAGGGATGGACTCAGGAGCAGGGGTATCTTCTTCTTCGGTCAAATCCAGCACATCAGTAGCGAAGCCGTCAGCTCGCACGATCTGGATATTGCAGCCTGGACAAGCGGGATTATCGACCAGGGAGACCTCTGCGATAGAGTAGCGCGGCAAGTACGGATACATGACACCGTTGTATTCTTTCTTCGGCCATTTTGCGGTATCAAGTCCAAACTCAGGATCAGGGATAACGGAGAGCGAATAGCCCGTCAAAACATTATCCTCAACCTTTGCCCATGTATCCGGCGCACCACGCGAAACGCGAGAGAGCAGGTCAACGCTCTGCGTATCGTCATGAGCGAAATAGTCAACTTTCCTGCCCACGGCCTTTTTTGAGTCGTGTTGCTCACGAACATTTCCACGCCATAATTCCCAGGCTTTGGGATAGTAGCCAAAGATGGTTTTGTAACTGTCGGGTACTTCTGCTGTTGCCTGCCCGATGACTTCCCATTTTTTGCTGTCTATCCGCAGAAAGGGCGCATACATCGACGGCCTGTTGCTGGTTTGGATAACGCCCTCCATAGCGCGGGCGTCAGCATGGCTATGGTCGTGCGAATTGTCGTTATCATGGGAATGATCGTGCGTGTGGTTGTCATCGTCTCCTTGTGAGCCGTTAGCGTCGTGCAGGTGACTGTGCGAGCCAGTGAATGGATCGTGGTTTGCAGCATCGGCGCGTGTGAGCGCCTCATGTGTATGTGTGTGGGTGCCCATCATGCGCTCCTCTGAATTGTCTTCTTTGGCGGTATCGGGTAGTGAGGATGTGAGGCCGAGGCGTGTAGCGATGGATTTAATTTTTGCGCGGACAGCATCGGGGTTAGGGGCATGACCAGCAAGCCCCCAGGCGTCTCCTACGTCGGAGCCATCTTTGATTGGGAATGAGTCTCCGTCTCCTGCAAAGTTCTCAGGACTAGACTCGTAGTATGCTTTACGTGTCGCTGCTGTCCATGTTGCCATCTTTATGCCTCAGAGGATGCGAGACACAAAAAATCGGCCCGCTCCTCGAATCGTCGAGAATGGCCGAAGTAGACACGCTATACAGCACTTCTATTGCCACAAGCATACCATAGCGCGTGCGCGGGTGCAAGGGTTGTGCTAGAATGGGCGAAGAGGAGGGATATATGTATACCCTTACGATCACCATGATTGATTCCAGGGGACTGAAGTACACTGCCGAAAAATATGGTGCTACTTCCGTAAGGGAAGAGGAGGAGCGCCTGATCGTTGTGTTTGCGCAAAAGCCGCCAGAAGAGCTTGACGGGTGGTTACGATCGCTTATGTGGAACCACCGCATTAGGGAATATAGTATGCAATACGAGGGGGCATAGCATGACCGAAGAACAGTGGAAGTACCTGTTAGGTCTAGCCAAGATGGGATTCAAGGCACAGTCAGCAATCAAAGCATCGAACGATTTCATAGAGAGTATGCGGCAACTCGAAATGAACGCTGGTCATGCTAGCGAGCAAATCGAGACGATAGGGCAAGGTCTTCTCAATATGGCTACACAGGAAAATGAGCAGGAGGCATAATATGCTCAATGCCTCCTGCGCGTCCGTCCTCCGCATGATCCAGCGGGCAGTCAAAGTGTATAAGCACTACTATGGCGATTATCCCGAAGTGATTGGACTGGACATCTTTACGCGTTTTAAGGAATGGCAAACCACGAACTACCTGGATACGTATTTCTTCCGAGAGGTAGCACATCCGGTGCCGTGTGTATGTGATCTATATGCACCAATTGTGTTTACGGATATTGCGGTAAAAGTCAATCCTGTCACCTTTAGCCCGGTAGAATACGATAAGTATAGGCTCAACCCGCGCCCGACCGATCCAAAACAAGGACAGAATGCCATATACTGCAAGCGAGGTGAGCATGAGGTGGCAATGGATCTCATCCTTACCGAGAGTGGCTATCACGCAGCCATTTGCGAGAAAAGCGACTGGATTGCTAGCACTCTCCCCGCGCAACCAGCACACCGTTGATTGCCTCTACCATCCCGCGCAAAACATCGCTTGGCAAACTGTCCCAGGTGGTCCAATGCACTACCTTGCACTGCTGACACCATGCCGAATAGGCGGTGGGAAGTACATTCGAGTAGAGCTTTGTGCGGCCTGCGTGGCATTCGACGCGATACATAGCCGCCGTGGGCGCGGTGGTATGCTCAATCATGCTTGCAGTCTCCCCTGTGCAATTGCCCATCTCCGGGCTTCCATTTCCTGTTTGCACATCTCCATACGCTGATCAGCCTCGTCGAGAAGTGACGCCGCATGCCTGCATGCAAGATCTTCCTTTGATATCATCCAATCAAAGCCGTAGCATTCGCCAGTAGCGTGCCACTTTCGACATACCAGCATATGCGTCACCACAAGCACCTCGAAACCACCATCCTGAATACGCTTGATGATAGCTTCAATCATCCAACTTGCTCCTTTGTGGCGTCCTCCAATAATGCCAGTAAATCCTCATCTTCGATGTAGTACAGCAACGTCCCGGCGTGCGCACATTCAAGCAATTGCCCCAGGCGTAGCGCGGGACACGTGAGCCAGAGCGTATACAGGCGTTCGACAATGGCACGTTTCTGCTCTGGCGTGTGTGCGCGGCCTTTGATCGGCTCACTCATTGCATTCCCCTACCATTTCAGGAAGCCGAAGGCGATTGTGTGCTGATCAAAGTCAGGAAGTGGCACAACGCTTATAATTCGGCCTGTAGTCTGGTTTACCCACTTGGATACACTTGCATCTCTGGTGTCTCTGAGTTCATGATCTCTCATACCAGCCACAACAATATCTAGCAACGCACGCATATTCTCAGGCGCGATGAAGAGATAAGCGGGGTTTGCCAGCAAGGTCAGGTACCCCTGTTCAAGTGCCCCGTTTATTATGGATTTGCTTAGCACATCAAAATTTACACTAAAGCAAGCATGTGGTTGTGTTTCTATCTGTATACTCATCTCGTCCCTGCCTGCATAACCGCATCGTGAATTTGCTGATCGCTCATCCCTGCTAACTCTTGCTCCGTTGCAATATGCACGTGCGCATTGCCCGGTAGAACACGCGATAAGCCGCTATAGCCGAATACGCCAATCACGCCGGGCGCAAGTTCAAAGCGAGCACCGGGCGCACTGGCAAAAGCACGAACGGTCTGTGCCAGGATGCGTACTGCTTGCGTTGGCTCTGGTATCGTCTCTTCTGGCGTTGGCTCATCGGCTGGAATGGTCGTCTCAGCAATAGTTTTGTCGTCTATCTGTATCGTGACCTGCGTTGCTGGCGGCTTCTTTGCCGCTGATTTGCGTCGTGGTGCGGTCATCTATTCCTCCTGTTCTCGTCAAATGGCTTGACTACCCTGGATAGTATCGTCAATTGGATGGACCAAGTTATCCACATGTTGCTCCCCTCACAAAGAAAACGTAAACCACCATGTACCAATAGCAAAGATTGCACATACCAGCCCCATAAAGCGAAGGTACAAGAGCAGCACGCGTTCATCTGCGTCGGTCATTTCACGCATTATCTTTGGTACTGCGCAGAGCAAAAACCAGGCGAGCCCTGACATCATGAATGCAAGCAGTCCCATACCAAACTTCGCCAAAAACATCTATTTCTCCTCCTTGGTTATCGTGGTTGTATCGCAATCTTGAGACGGGGCATCTATCGCCTGATCCTTACTATCTCGAAAAGATATTTCTTTCCACGCCTTGGTTTCGCCTCCATATCCGTAGGTTGCAAGCTTGTAGGACTTTCCACACTTAGCACAAAACAGCACAGTAAGCCCATCTACAGCCAATATAGTAAAATTGTGCATTAATCTCCTTCATCGACTGGTGCCGTTGAACACCTGCATTTTCCGTGATAGGGCGGTGGCTCAAAATCGTTGATCGGCACAGGATCAGCGTCGGCTTTGTCCTGGCAATCCTCACAGGCTCCGGGCTGTGCTGCTGACTTCACCATCTGCACACCAGCGAACGTTAATTCTTGCAACACCGACTCCTCAATAGCCGCTGCTACTTCAAAGCCTCCCACCTGCTCAGCGAGCGAGTCAATCTTCTCTGCAAGATCGCTATCACTGACATCTTCGCCCGCTGCCTGTTGCTGCGTAAACCAGTCGGCTATTCTGCTCACAAACGTAGTCACGATGTCCCAGGCGCTATTGAGCACGTTGGTGAACTTCCCACCCCAGGCAATACTGCGTGCTACCTCGTCCGTTGCGTGTGCGTGCCCTATGGCCTGTGCCTGCTCAAGGATGCCTGCCAGCGTATGTGCCGCGCTTTCTTTGTCCTCCTGCGTTGGCTGCTTGCGTGTGGCGTACAGTTCGCGCAAGGTTGCTACCAGCGCGGTTTCCAGGCGTTCCTGCTCAGCGGTTGGTTGCCGCCAGTGCTTGAGGCGGCTCCGGCTAAAAAACTTGTGCCCGGTTCGCGCGCACGATCAAAAACACCGCGTACCTCATCGGCAGTCGTACAGCGCTGCAGTTCCTGACTAATGGCATGGAACGTTTCACGTGGGATAACATCGCTCACGAACGTAAACGAGGGCTTACCAGTCGATACCGCTTTGATAGCCTTGTCTCTCCACCTGCGATATTCCGCAGTGACTGACTTGGCGCGATCATCCCCCCTTTCAGCAGATTGGAAATGCTCTGTTCGCGGTCTCCCCTGGTCATTTGCTCCAGATCGTTGTTCAGAATCGAGAGCGCCTCTTGCTTCGTTTTCTGTGTTCGGTTGTGGCCATGACTCATACTCATCTCCCTCTGGTGTAATATTCTCTGCTCGTAGCAAGCGCAGTCCCTCTTCTACACTCTCCATGACTTCCGCAAGCCGTGACAATGCCTTGCTTGTGCCTGGCTTCTGCCCTTTGCCCGGCGCTTGCTTGCCATTTTGCGCCGGTTGTTTTCCTACGGGCTGCTGATCCTCTGCCCCAGGTGTGCCTGGTTGTGCCGTTGGCGCGGGCGGATTTGCTGCCATCTTGTAGGCTGCCAGCGTGGCCTTTGCCTGTGCTTGTCGCATAGCAGGCGCTGCTACATCATCAAGAAAGATTGGTCCCGCCGTTGGGCTGATTATCAGACGTCCAATGGCAGGCGCTCCTGGCTCCTCTGGCAACCCCGCCAGCTTCGCGGCGGCTGTGATACCCAGGATACCAGCGCTCGTATACTTTGTGAGCGCAGTAGCTTTCGCCTCCTCGTCCTCTACCTCCTCATAGCCGCCAAAGGTGACGCACAGCAGATCCCCATGCAGCGCGGGATCAAAGTCCGTCTTCATGCACTCACTAAAAATAGTGCCATAAATCACCGCAAATGGATCGATCGTGCGCCGGTAGACCATTGCCTCCTGGCTCTCACCCACGCTCCTGTTAGAGTTATCTGTAAAACCTAACTCATCCATCGGCACGCCGTAGATACTAGCGCGGATGTTGAGCATGTAGCGATCAAAGATGGAATCGAAGGCGGGTTGCACGAACGGCGTGTACTTCATGCCCGGCTGCACAAACTTAATCCTGCGCATTTGTTGCAGGTTGCCAGCCATCAAGGCATTCCATGATTGCTCGTAGGCGTCAATCTGATCTGGCGTCCAGTTGACGGCTTCGGGTACCTCCATGATGCCCGCTGGTATATTCCCATCCGTATAGTGCGCAAGATCCATCTTCGCTTTTCTGAGTGCAAGGTTCGTTATCAGAATGACGCGCTCCACTCTCGACATGCCGTAGGGATCGTCTACCGCAGGCGTCTCCCGCTTGTGTATCATCATATCTGTGCTATAGCACATGCCAGGGATACCCCACGGATACTGCTGATAAGCGTAGTCCTTCCCGAGTGGCGTATAGCCCCATGTGTCCATCAGGGGCTTCATCTGTGCGGCGTCAACGAGGCGCAGACCGAGCAACGTCCCGCCTCGTGTACGGTTTTTGTAGATATACAGGTCGTCAACCTGGGACTGCTCACGGAGCGCCATTTGTATCCATTCGTGAAAATTATGCTCGCCATCAGGCCGCGTGAAGAAATTCTTGAAAAACGTGATGTCCTTCTGATAATCTTTCTCGTCCGCTCCCTCCGCAATCACCTCTGGCCTTAGCCCGATTTTGAGCGTCATACGTGGCACAAGGTCAAGCCAGTAGCGCTCACACAGGTTAATTCCATAGTCGAGACGGGCAAGACGACGCAACTGCTCGAACGAGGGGATATCGTCTTGTTGTAGCGTGCGATCAGGCGGGAAGGTGTTATACGAGAAAGGATAGCGAAACTGCACAGGCAGCCCGTTAGCGTTGACGCCTTGCTGTGTTGGCAGCGGTGTTCCAGGCGAAAAGAGCGCGGTTTGCCCAACCGGCATATTTTGCAACTGAGAACCGTAGAACGTTGCGCCATACTGGCTCTGCGCTACTCCTGGCGAGACATATTGCAACGCGCCGCCTAATGGCGCAAGTGACGGCCTGGCTCTGGTAAGTTTGCGGCGCTTATTGCTCATACGCTATCGTCTCTTTTCTCTTGCGTCCCAAAGATGGACGCAGGGATAAACGGCAGGAGGACAACGAAACACAGGGCTGCAAGTACGTTCATGTGGCCTGCTCCCTAGTCCGCGTCTCCGCCTCATGTTCGGCTAGCGTGATGCTGACTAGATGTCCTATGCGCAAATACTTATATTCGTTGTACTCCTGGTGAGTAAGAAAAACCTCCATTTTTGCCAGATTATCGATGTTGCCTAGCGTCATTCTCACAGCGTCCTCCGCGTTCCTAGACGCATATTCAATCTTTACTACCCTGAATTCCATCACCAGATCTTCACTCATTCCCAAAATCCCTTCTTTGGCTGTATCAGCGTGGCCTGCGCAAACGGCCTGTCCTGCGTGGGGGCAACGATGCGCGATTGAGCCAGGGCTGCACGTTGCTCCATAGCGCGCACATGGTCTTGCGCGCTGGCTTTGATAAACAGTTGCTCCATAGCACCACTAGTTGCATCAACAGGATCGTCATGGATCTTTTTACTAGGGAATGGCTCAAGGAAGCCAAAGTATCCATCATTCCAATGAGCGCGCAGAATGCCAATATTGCCTACTTCGGCCTGCGATGACGCAGTGTTAGCACGTATTTCTTTCGGCCCGGTGGCACGAATACCCTGCATAAAGAAGCCCTCTAGCACCTTTGTTTTGTAGTTAAACGTGTTGTTTTTGCCCGCGCTGCCAGGCTCCTCCTCCATGTAGACCTCACATGCTGGTCCATCCTGCTCTGCCAGGTTACGTACTGTT